CAACAGGCACAGCAGGAGCAACGGGAGTTACTGGCCCAACAGGCCCAACTGGATCTACGGGAGCAACTGGAGCTAATAGCACAGTAGCGGGTCCTACGGGCCCTACAGGCTCTACAGGCGCAACAGGAGGCACTGGAGCTACAGGAACTGCAGTAACAATATTAGGATCTTATAGTAGTCTATCTGCATTACAATCCGCACACCCTACTGGTGTTTCTGGAGATGGATATTTAATTAATGGCGACCTTTTTGTTTGGTCAGCGGCAAGCCTATCCTGGGAAAACGTTGGAAACATTCAGGGTCCACAAGGTATAACAGGACCTACAGGACCTACAGGCGCAACAGGATCAACAGGATCAACAGGTGCTACAGGAGCAGCAAGCACAGTAGCAGGCCCAACGGGTGCTACGGGCGCAACAGGTGCCACAGGAACTACAGGAGCAGCAAGCACAGTAGCAGGCCCAACTGGTGCTACTGGAGCTACGGGAGCTACTGGATCTCAAGGTGTATCAATAACATTAAAAGCAAGTGCAGCAACATTTGCAACTTTGCCATCATCTGCAAACTCAGTTAATGATGCAAGAATAGTCGATGCTGATGGAGATCTTTATATTTGGAACGGTTCCTCATGGACATCTGCTGGACAAATAGTTGGTCCTACAGGCTCAACAGGTGCAACAGGTGCTACAGGTGCTACAGGCGCAGACAGCACAGTAGCAGGCCCAACGGGTGCTACGGGTGCAACAGGTGCCACAGGAACTAATGGAACTAATGGAACAAATGGTGCTACAGGCGCAACAGGTGCAACAGGTGCTACAGGAGCAACAGGAGCTACAGGTGCAACACCTACTATTCCAAACTCATCTATTACTAATGCTCAACTTGTAAATTCATCTATTACGGTAAATGGCTCTGCTGTTTCTTTGGGCGGAAGCGTAAGTGTTGCTTCTACAGCCTATTCAAATGGAACTAATACTGCAAACTCAAATAAAGTATTTTACAATAATTCGGGAACTCCACCTGCTGGAACTGCCGCTGGCGATTTATATATTTATTACTAGGAGCGAAAATGAGTATAAAAACATACGTCAATGACGCCTGGTATAATCAAAAAGCATTAAAAGTTTATAATGGATCCGCATGGTCTTCAGCAAAACAAGGGTGGATATATAACGGATCTTCTTGGGTTTTATATTATCCAGAGTTTCCACAAAATTCAATAGGGCCTTCATTTTCAATGGCAGCTGGTCAAAGCGGACAGCTAGGATGCATATACCAAGTATCACCAGGAACCTGGAATTCAAATGATGCTTATATTCCAACATCTTATTCTTATCAATGGACAAGAAACGGAGCAGACATACCTGGAGCAACAGGAAGTCAATATCAAACAACAACATCTGATGTAGACAAAGTAATAGGTGCAAAAGTTACTGCTACAAATAATAGAGGAAGCACTCCAATAACAATAACTACAGGAGCAACAATACTTCCAGTTCTGTCTTCTGTTTCAAGTTCCGATGGAACAGTAACACCAACGGCACCAGGATCTGTAACAGTAAACGTCTCTAATTTAACCTACTCTGGTAGCTGGACGGCAGGATCCAGTGCAACATCTTACGATGGATATACAAGTAATGGATCAGTAACAATTAACTCAGGATCACAAACATTCACTTCTGGCACTGGCACAGCAGGAAATGTTACAGTATATATTAGATCTATAAATACTAATTATGTTCACTCAGCAGCTTGGTCAGCTGTATCTGGCGCATCTTCATATGATATATATATAAATGGAGGGTATGTTACAAATACAACAAGCACATCTTATTCTTATAGCCCAGGTAATACAAATACAAATACAATTACAGTTTATCCAAGAACTGCAGGAAACAATCAAGGCTATGGTGCATCTGGAACTGGAATAGCTTGCGCTACGAAGTATTCAGGATATCAATCTGGATCTGGAACATTAGTTCAGCCAGCACCAGTTGCTGGTGGAGTTTCTTGGAGTGCAAGCACTGTTACGCAGGGATCAACAATTACTGCTTATGTTTATGGTTTTACAAATTCCCCAACATCTTATGATTTTAGAATTGTAAGAGGAACGGCAGGAGTTATTTTTACCGAAACAACTGTTGCAAGTAATACAACAGGGGCAAATCTATCATATACAATTCCATCTGGAGATGCTGGTTATTATTACAAAGCATTTGCTGATGCGTCAAATGGTGGAGGTACCTCATCTAGAGTATCTTCATCTGAAATTGGCCCAGTTCCATATGTAACTCCAAGCTTAGGAACACCTTCTCCAGTTTTTGAAAGAACGGCATCAATTATTAGATGGGGATGGGATAACGTTTCTTCTTCAGGCGACATTGATGGAAATGTAATTTATGAGTGGGAAGTCAGGGCCACTGCTTCTTCGGGAGGAACGCTAATTGCTTCGGGAACAACTGGATATAACAGCGGCTATGACTTCTTAGTAAGAAGCGGCGGGCTAGATCTATATTGGAATTATAGAATAACTTCTCCAACTAATTTAGCATATACCGCATCTTCAAGATATGGAAGAATGAGGGCTAAATGTACAGGCAAAAACGGTACAACCTACTACGGATCCTGGTGTTCATTCCTATGACAATTACTAATCAAGATAAAATTAGAGTTATTAACGACCACATTGAATGGCTTAATTCTAAGCTAAGCAAGGTGGATATAATGATAGAGAAAAACACAGTAGATGGCGTAATACAGGATAATGCTATACAATTACTAAATAAAGAAAAATCAGAATTAATGTTGCAAATTGAGAAAATACTCAATTTAAAAGCTTCATTAAACTAACAAGGAGGATAAAATGGCAACATATACAATACTAACAGATGATGAAAAAGCTGCAATCAAACAGTCTGAAATTAGAAACCTAGAATACGCAATGTATTCATTAGAAGTACAGCTTATTGCAGAAAATGCAAAAGCAGAACCAGTATCAGAAACAGTAGCATCTTTGACGTCAGCAATTGCTGAAAAGCAAACACAAATAGCAGCACTTTAATAATATGATTGGGGGTTAAATAATGTCTTACTACAGAACAGTACTGGCAGACTTCCCACTTTCATATTACACCCTAGATGAAGTAAAGTCTGGATCTGTAGACTACTACAGTCAAATACTTTCTACCTATCCGACATATCAAGCAGTAAGAGATGCATTTGATTCTTACGAAGAAATATCTGGACAGGCTGTATTAGACTACTCAGGAAATAATAACAACGGATCAGTTTCTGGAATGTCTGGTTCTAAAATAATGCCACTGGTAGCAGGCGGTATCTATGGAACTTTAATATCCAATGAAACAACTATTACATATAATACACCAGGACTGGCAAATAAGTATTACGCAGACAATCCATTTTCAATAGAGGTTTGGGCTAAACTTCCAAATACAGGATCCGCACTAGTTCCAATAGTTGCTGATATAAATTCACAAATAGGTATATATTATCAAAACGGTGATATTGTATTTAAAGTTTATTCTAATATATTAAGATACAAAGCCTCAAATAATAAAGCTATGCACATTGTAGCATCCTATAACAAAAACTCATTGTCTCTTTACTTTAACGGAATACGGGTTGCAGCAAAGCAATTAAACAATGTTATATTTACTAATACTTTAACTTCATTTACAACAGGTCCGTCTCCATCAAATAATTATTTTGTTATAGATTCAGTAGCTTTTTACAGATACAATCTGTCTAATTTAAAAATAGCCTCACACTATGAGCAAGGAATAAAAGAATTAGACTACTCTCAAATAGTATACCCAGACGGAGGATATTTATTTAGCTTAAATCATTCAAAGATTAGGCCAGTTGCAAGATACTATTATCCAGGAACAAAAACTTGGGATCAGGTTGCAGATGAAAATGTTATAGTTTCAACAAGTGGTAATTATATAACTTTTCTTGAAACAGCAACGGCAGGAGCAAAGCAATTTACTTTTACAGAAACCGTGATAATTCCTTCATCACTAGGAGTAACCACCTCACAAATTTCTTGGGACGACGATGTAGATAATATTGTAGTTGAGGTAAGCATGAACGGTGACCCATGGAAGCCTTGTAAAAATAATAGTCCAATACCTTATTTTAATAAAAATGACGGGATAACAACAGGACTTGTTTATTTAAAAGTAACAATGTCCTCACCTGATACATCTACAAACCTACCAATACTCAGATCACTCTCATTAGACTTTTTCTCCAGCCTTGATTTCTATGCAGACAATTCAAGCGATAAGATATATTCAATTAAAGATTATGCAATTTCAAGATATAATCATCCTATTATTTCTTACAATGATTACAACGGCTTAAGAATGCTGGATGGCGGAGGAATCAACCTGGACTCTGCTAATCCTTACAGAACCGTAGAAATGATATTTACCCCAGCAGGCGGAGAGAATGTATTATTTTCAAGCAACACAAAGATATTTGAGTGGAATCCATCGGGGGTTATTAATAAGTCTGGTATATCTGCGGTTTATATAAATGGGGTAGACCATACATCTGCCACCAATATATCTTCATTCTTGACAGAAAGAATGCCACACCATATTGTTCTTGTTTTAAATTCTCAAGCCACAAGTGGGACCAGGTTTAATTATAACCAAAATGGATCAAAATCTGGAGGAGCAAACGTATATAGCAATATAGCAGTTTATCCAGAAGCACTTAGTTCGTCACAGGCTACGGTCCATTACCAGCTTTATACAAAGCAGTATACCCTATCTGTTTCCGATACGGCATTTTCTATATCAGAATCTGTCACAGGCAATGACTCAACAGCCTACTTAATCAATAATACTGAATATCAATCTTCCAATATTTAACATTTTTGTCATATCGGTTGACAAAAAGCTGGACTTGAGTAGACAATAATGGTAAAATAAAGTCATATGGATATTAATAACACTAGATACAAGGTTCTTGACGAAGAGAGCACACTAGGCATATATGTCTGGGAGATGCCTGACGGCAGATGGATTGGAGACGATGATGGGAACTTTCTTTCAGTCACATCAAAAAAGGGCAATAGATCCAGAATCGATGCTTTGGCTAGAGAAGTTCGCACATTCGGTATATATGAAGGCGGGCCTAAATTTCTTTCTGCAAGAAGAAAAATTGATGACGAAGAATTCGAGTACCAAAAACAAAGACTTAACTGGGGATTAATTCCAGACCCTATGGATATTGGTAACTATAAAGATGAAATGAAAAAGATGGGTGGCATGAAATGATTGAGGTTCAAGAAGAAGACGGAAGCACAATTGATATATCTAATACAGCAGACTGGTTCTCCTTTAAAAAGGAACAGCCAACAAATGACCCATTTGCAATAAGCGGAGATGACCTAAGAAAAGTAAGAGGTCTAGGATCAGCATTTAAAAGAAAGATCAATAGAGAGTTCTCAAAAGCATTCACAGGAATTGAAGGCGTAGGAACACAACAAAATCTTCTTGCTCAGGCTATTAGCGGATACGCTATGTTTGACCTTATTGAGCCACCATACAATCAAGAATACCTTTCAAAGATTTACGAAGTTTCAACATACAACTATGCAGCAATAAATGCAAAGGTTGCAAACATTGTTGGGCTAGGCTATGACTTTATTGAAACAAAAAAGACAAATGATGCATTTGATTCAATAACAGATGAGAAGCAGTTGGAGAGAGCACGTAAGAAGCTTAATAAATTGCGTCAAGATCTTCACGGTTGGCTAGATACAACAAATGAAGAGGATACCTTTACTCAAACATTAATTAAGGTGTACACAGACTTAGAAGCAACAGGTAATGGTTATATTGAAATAGGCAGAACCACAGGCGGTAACATTGGATACATCGGACATATCCCCGCAAAGACAATGCGTGTGCGTAGACTCAGAGATGGCTTTGTTCAATTGCTCTATGGCAAGGCAGTGTTCTTTAATAATTTTGGCGACACAGAAACAGAAAATCCAATTGCGGGACAAGAAGATCGTCCAAATGAAATTATTCATTTAAAGAAGTATACCCCTATGAACAACTACTATGGCTTGCCAGATATTGTAGCAGCCCAAGTTGCTCTTGCTGGTAACGAATTTTCTGGAAAGTATAACCTAGACTACTTTGAAAACAAGGCGGTTCCAAGATATATTATTACAGTAAAAGGAGCAAAGCTTTCTCCAGAATCAGAAAGAAAATTGCTAGAGTTTTTTCAGGTTGGATTAAAAGGGAAAAATCATAGATCACTTTATGTTCCATTGCCATCAGATACTCCAGACTCAAAGGTTGAATTTAAGATGGAGCCAATTGAGGCGGGAAATCAGGAAGGCTCATTTGAGAAGTATCGTAAATCAAATAGAGACGAAATCCTACTAGCCCATCGTGTTCCAATTAATAAAATAGGAACTCCAGAAGGAGTTAATTTAGCAGTTGCTCGTGATGCCGATAAGACATTTAAAGAGCAGGTTTGCAGGCCAGCCCAGATGATTCTGGAAAAGAAAATTAACAATATATTTAGCGAAAAAACAGACGCACTTATTTTAAAGTTTAATGAGTTGACATTGACTGACGAAGACACCCAGTCTAAAATTGACGAAAGATATTTAAGAATGCAGGTCATTACTCCTAATGAAGTTAGAATTAGAAAGGGTATGATTCCAATTGATGGCGGAGATAAGGTTGTAGACCTTCAGGCCCAGGCAGCAGAAATTAGAGCCCAAGCTGGAAATACCAGACAAAGGTCTCAAGATCGCCAAGCAACTTCCCCAGATGTTTCTGGAGAAGGAAGAAATGCTAAAGGCGACGGCAGACAAGTTGACTAACCCCACTCAACTGTTATTTGCCTTTTTATCTATAAGTCGCTAAAATTAAGCATATGAATATTGAAAAGTCTTTGTGGTCCAGTCATGGCGACAACATCAATCTATCGGTTCCTTTTACAAAGGTTAACCGTGAAAAAAGAACGGTGTCAGGATTCGCTACATTAGATAACGTTGATCAAACAGGAGACGTTGTCACAGCAGAAGCAAGCCTAAAAGCTTTCGAAGGCTTTAGAGGAAATCTTCGTGAAATGCACAACTCAACAGCAGTTGGCAAAGTTGTTTCATTCAAACCAGAAACATACTATGATCCAAAGTCAAAAGAATTTTATAACGGAGTGTATGTAGATGCGTACATTTCAAAGGGCGCACAAGATACCTGGGAAAAAGTTTTAGACGGTACTCTTTCTGGATTCTCAATTGGTGGAAAGATTAATGAGTCAGACAACGAAGTTAATAAGGCAAATGGCAAGACAGTAAGATTTATTAAAGATTACGATTTGATTGAATTATCAATTGTAGATTCTCCAGCAAATGAACTTTGCAATGTTCTTTCTATTCAAAAGGTAAATGGCCAATTGATATTTAAAGGAATTGCAACTGAAGTAGTAACAGAAAATATTTTTTATTGCGAAGAAAGCAATTCTGTTTTTATCTCAACAGAAAAAACATATGACTCACCAGTATCTGGTAAGCCAGCACAACTAATTGGTTGGGTTGAGAGCTCAGATGTTAACAAGTCAAAAGAGATTGATAAGATTCTTGATGCATATAAGCATTCAAGATTTACGTTGCCTGATACACAAATAGCAAAACAGGCAAACGCAGAAGGAGGTAATGAAGTGTCAGAAAATACAGAAAACGTAGTTGTTGAAGATGCAGCTGTTGAAGCAGCACCAGAAGCAACCGTAGAAGAGACAACAGAAGTTGCAGTAGATGCAGCGCCTGCAGTCGAAGATGCTCCTGCAGAAGATGCAGTAGCGGAAGACACAGCTGCCGAGACTCTGGAAAAAGTAGCCGACGTATCAGAAGATAAGGTTGAAGAACCTGATTTTGCAAAGATGTTAGGCGACCTAAAGGGCTTTTTCTCAGAAACTCTAAATAAGGCATCAGAAGTTAATGCAGCACAAGTAACAACAATCCAAGAGACTGTTGAGGCTTTCAGCAAGAGCGTAGACGCTAGAATTTCAGAGTTGGCAGAACAACACACAGTGCTTTCAAGTGCTGTAAATGATATCAAGAGCACGATTGATGGTGTACAAAAGCGTGTCGATGCAGTAGAGTCCGAGACTGCAATTAAGAAGTCTTCTGATCTTGGCCGATCAGAGGAAGTAACAATCAAGAAATCTAAATGGAACGGTTCTTTCCTCGGTTCCGTGAACGAAATATTTAACTAAGGTAGGTATAATAATATGAGCAATGAACTATTAGAAAAAGCAGCCGCAGCTGGTGCAACAGTATCAACTGGATTTGGCTCAACAACTGGTGGAACAGGAGTACACAGAGCTTCCGAAAACGGAAACGGTGGACTACTTAACCCAGAACAATCTGCTCGCTTCCTAGACTATATGTTCGACGCAACCGTAATCGGTAAGGTTGCCCGCACAGTTAGACTTAAGGCAGACACAGCAGAGATTGACCGCATGTCAATTGGCGAGAAGCTTATGCGTCTCGCATCAGAAGGAGAAAACACTGGAGAAAACAGTGCAGTAACTTTCTCAAAGATCTCTTTGACAACAAAGAAGCTTCGTATGGACTGGGAGCTTTCAACAGAGTCTCTAGAAGACAACATTGAAGGTGCAGACCTAGAAGATCACATTGCCCGCTTGATGGCAACACAAGCAGGAAATGACATCGAAGATGTTATTCTTAACGGTGACACATCTCTAACAGGAGACGCTCTTTACAA